CTACCACTGATCAAGCGGCAACCGATGCAAAAGCTGTCACTGATAAAGCGGCAATTGATGCTAAAGCGTTGGTTGACAAAGCTAAACTTGACGCCGCTGAAATCGTCAAAGTTGCTAAAGCGAGTAAATAAACGATATGGCGTCACCAAGTGAATTATTACCCGCTTTCAGGGCACGGTTTCCCGAATTTTCAGCGGTGGTTGATCTCACTGTTGAACTTTATCTTGGTGACGCTATTTCTCTTTTCAATTGTAATGATAAAGCGGTTTTATATTTGGCCGCTCACTTACTGGTACTTGATACCGCCTCAGGTGTGGGTAGTAGCGGCACTGGTGGTGAACTTGACCAAGGCTTAGGTATTGTAACCGCTGAGACCGTGGGTAAAGTAAGCACCAGTTATCAAAACGCCTCAGGTGCTAATGTTAAAGATACGTTTTATGAGACCACCTCTTACGGTCGCCGATTTATACAATTCCGCAACTCTTCCCCTGGATATCGGATTACAATGAGGTCGGCTTAATGACCACATTCAAAGGCGGTAACAAATTAAAAGAAATTAAAGTAAAAGCTGATTCGAAATCAGTTTCCTATTCAGTTGGTTTTTATGAAAAAGCAAAATATGCTGATGGAACTCAAGTAGCTGAGGTTGCCTTGCATAACGAATTTGGGACAAGGAATGAACAGGGTGTTGTAGTTATCCCGGAACGTCCTTTCTTTAGACAAGCTAATAAAAACGTTAAAAAACGAATTAAAAATCTTGTAATTAAATTGCGTGATCCCGAAACTAAAATATTAACCAGGAACGGTGTTGAAAAAATAGCCCAGGTTCATGTAGGGGTAATTAAAGAAAGAATTCGTAATCTTTCAGAACCTAAAAACGCCCCTAGTACCGTCTCTAAAAAAGGTTCATCAAATCCCTTGATTGATACAAGTTTCATGTTTCAATCAGTCACACACGAGGTAGAAGAATAATGGTAGCTAATAAAACCCGCAGGACACCCAACCGTAGGGCCTTCAGAACTTTTTTTGTGGTTAAGCAACAAGACCCTGGCGCATACGTTGGGGCAACAGGTAAATACGGACCTGGGACCGATTCACAAACGACATTAAAAGGATCAATTCAACCCGCCGATAGTGACGCGGTTGAACAGTTGCCGGAAAACGAACGCGGCAAAGATTCAATCGTGATTTGGACTGATGGTATTAATTCAGCGGGTGAATTGATTAAGATACGCTCCGCTCGTTTTGGGCTTAGTGAACAAACTCAAGGCGATGAAATAGATTTCGATGGTGTTATATGGAACGTTTGGAAGGTTGACGATTATCGCCAACACGGACACCAAGAAATAATATGTGCAAAGAAAGACGGGCAAAATGGTTGATCGTAGTCAAGTAGATTTAATGACAGTTGTTCGGACCCTGATAGCTAACGCGACAGGTTTAGCCTTGATTAATGTTATATTAGGTAACCAATCCGCGCCCGCGCCCACGGGGGCATACGCGACCGTATTAACATTATCTGTGACAAACAACGGTATAGACTGGCATACTAATAAGCCAGCGGTCGAGGAAACCGAACTTGAATCCACTACAAAAGGTAGCCGAAACGTTTCTTTTTCGGTACAGTTCTTTCGTGAACTTACTGTAGAAAACGTGCGCCAGGTTATGCAGTACCCGCACACCCCGAACGGTAAATTTTTCCTACAACAGAATAAAATGGTATGGCGTACTGAATCGCAAATATCCCAAGTTGACCAAGTTGTTACGGGTCAAAGGTGGGAAGATAGATCAGTCATGACCTTGAACTTAGGGTTTACTGAAGTCACAACCCAACAAATTCAAATCCTTGAATCATTGCAGATTACCGTTAACTATTCAGAGGGTGCCGATGCTACTGATATTGAAGAAGTAATTAACATATCTTAAACTTGACAAAGGGTAAAACATACCTTAACGTTTAAATACCATTATGGAGAAACGCCAATAATTAGAGGAGGTTTCCATGAACTCAGGCGGTTAAACACCCTAATTTAATTATCAACTTTAATTTGTAAAAAGGACTGAAAATGAAATTCCGACTTTTTTCTATTATGTCACTCGTGATTTTGAGTGTTGCCAGTATGGGGACATTCGCGCCCTCGGCGGTAGCAGGACCCGCATATAAACCGCTTAACGTGCTTTATATGATTGACCTTATTGAGGTCTCAATTGTAAAACAAGCGGTTATTCCCTCAGAGGAACGAACGTATATTTATAAACCATTGGTCGTAAGGTCCAGCTACAAAGCAGAAACCCGCAATATTGCCATCACTCATTTTGTTAAAGGGGGCGGCGTATCTTATACCCGTGGCGGTAAGGCCGTTTCAACCTCATAAGATTTTAAAAAATACTAGACGACACACGTATGTAAATGACCCTTTGATTAGGGTCATTTCTTTTTTTTAATAAGCTGTTGACAGGGTATAATTTACCCTTTAGTATTTTCATATCAAGACGGGGCAACACCCCACAACATAAAGGAAAATTGATATGATAAAGTATGTAGTGAGTTTTTTAATCGTTTATTCAATATTAGCATTTTTGAAGGCTGATGTAACGCCGCTTGAACTGACGCAAGAAGGTCGTATAGAAATAGCAGCTTTGTCATATCTAGCGCTGCTTTTGGGGTTCTTTAGCCCTATACTAAAGCTTTAACAATGAACATGAAAGAAATAAGTCGAACGGATTACACCGCTAAAGATGGTAGTCGCTGGAATATTTTTAAAATAGGCAACCATGTGGTTATAATGTGGGCGGTGGGACGTTTTGAAAAAGGTGGCTGGGACATTCCGTACACCCCCACTAAAAAACAAGCAATTGAATTTATAGAAAGGATTAAGTAATGGATATAATGGAAGAACTTAAGCGAGCTAAGAGTTATGATGATAGTGTACATCCTTTTATTATAAGAACAATACAAAACGCTTGTTGTCGCGCGATTAACGAGATATCTAAATTGCGTAAACAGGTGAAATATTTAAGTGATGGAAAATAAACAAATGACCGATCCAGCTAAAATACGGCGTGAAATACGGCGTGAAATACGCGATTTTAAAAACGCCCACGGTTTAACTAATTATACCTTGGGGGTTTTACTTAAGTTACAAAGTGACGACGGGGGGACTGTTAAAAAATGGCTTTCCGCTAAAAACAACTCTGGAATATCAGGGTCTTGTTTGAAGTTAATTCGCATCGCCACTAAATACAATATCAAGATTTTAGAGGACTAACGTTGACTTAAAAAGAAACCCTTGCTAAAGTGTTTGGGAAATTATCGCGGAGTGGCGCAGTCCGGTAGCGCGTGTGGCTCATAACCACAAGGTCATTGGTTCGAATCCGATTTCCGCAACCAACATTTGACAGGGATTTTTAAATGACTTTACCTATTAATGATATTGTTAACGTTTCCGCAATAATTACCGAACAAGGTTTGTTGCGTCGGGACTTCGGTATTTCATTATTTTTGACAACGGATACTACTTTACTGGCTGGGGCCTCAAGGGTTGCGACCTTTGCTGATTTAGCTAGTGTTTCCAAGATTTTCCCTGTTGGAAGTGAGCCTTTAGATGCGGCAAATATCTATTTTCAACAACAACCTTTCCCTAAAAATCTAATAATTGCCCGGTGGATTGATACGGATGTAGGCTCGTTGCTGGAAGGTGGTTCCCATGCTACCCTCGCGGCTTTAAAAGCGATTGCGGACGGAACTTTTACAATGTCATTTGACGGTGTTCCAACTGATTTAACGTTATTGAATTTTACGGCTGCTAATAGCTTGGCTGATGTAGCGGTTACGTTAAGCACCGCTGTAGGAGTTGCGACAACCGCCGCGTATGCAGTCAGTTTTGATGTGGCTAAGGATTCCTTTATCGTTACGAATGTCGCGGGAAGTCCTACAAGTACCCTTACATTTGCCACACCTAAGGGTACGGGAACTGACTTATCCGATCTATTAGGTTGGACGGCGGCAACTGGTGGGTTTTTACAACAAGGTCAAGGCCTTGAAACGGTCGAGGAAGCTTTAGACGCCATCACTGCATTAAATCCAAATTTCTATTTTGTTACTCTTGAGTCAACACTTTGGGATACTCAAACGGTGTTGGATGTGTCGGCTTATGTTGCCGCTAAATCGCTCATGTTCTTTGCGGATAGTATCGACGCTAGTGTTTTAACAACTGCTGAAACGACTTCAATTTTTGCGCAAATATCGGCACTTGAATCAGATCGCACAACACTAACCTGGTCCCGTACAGTGGATTATAAGGGATTAAGTGCGGCGGCTCGGTTAGGGGTAACTAATTACGCAGGTAATAACACCGTAATTACATTAAAATTTAAAAAACTACCAGGCACGTTGGCTGATAATATCACATCAACTGAAAAGATAGAACTCGACCGTAAAAACGTTAATGCTTTTTTAATTTTCTCAACTGTGGTATCCCAAGAGGCCATTTATGCTGAGGGAACAACGGCGAAACCAGGTGTGTTCGCGGATGTTAGGGCGTTTGTTGATCAATTTGTTGATTCGATGCAAGTAGGTGAATTTAATTTACTTGTTCAATCACCTAACCGAGTTCCTCAAACATCGGCGGGGACAGCCGCGCTTGTTAGTGTGGCTAATGATGTGTGTCTTGAAAACGTTCGTAATGGTGGTATAGCCCCCGGTCAATTATCCGCCGCTTTAACATTAGACGTACAGCAAACCACTGGTATTGATGATTTTGACGGTTTTCTTGTAAATGGTTTCTTAATTCATATTCAATCTTTAATTGACCAGTCTCAAGTAGATCGGGGTCTTCGCAAGGCCCCGCCTATGAAAATCTGGTTAAAAGGTTCTGGTGCATTCCACTTTATCGACATTGATATAATTTTTGAAAACTAAGGAAAATAAAACATGTCTGAATTATCTTTAATTGATGGTGAATTGATTATTAATGGTCACACCGTTGTAGGTTTTGCCGATGGTGAAAACGCCCTAGATTTTCCTAATGTTGATATCTCAGCAATTAGGCGCGGGGCTGATGGGACTACAGTTACAGGGTCAACCGGAAACTTTGGTGGGGCTTTAACTCTAATTCTTTTGCAAAATTCCCCCTCTTTTAAATTCCTTATGGGTTTGGTACAGTCCCGCAAATTCGGTGCGGCTGTTAACTTAAGTGGGTTTTACCGCCATGAGGTTGGTGGGTTCACTTTAACCCTATTGAGGGGTACAATTACGAACGCGCCCACGGGTCCAACTTTAGGGGCTGGTGCGCCTCCAGGTAAAACCTTTACTCTTGAATTTGGCCGCATTGATAACGATTATATTCTAGGGGTTATTTAATGTTTGATAATTTATCAGACCATGAATTTAAAATTGGTGATGTTCAGTTTAATGTTAAGAAATTGAACGCACTTGATGCTTGGCATATGTCCGAATCGATCAGGGTAGAACTGGGTAGCGATATTGCGTCAATTGAGGTTGATGGTGATAAGAAGAAAGCGTTAATGTCAATTTTTTCCAAAATCACGACGTTACAAACCGATTTTGTGAATGACTTGCGCGTTAAGCTTTTTAAAACTATCGAGTTTAAAACGAAAGACGTAGAACGCGGCTGGTTGAAACTCGAAGGCATGGAAGATATGGCTTTTCAAAACCTTGAGCCTACAGCAATTTATGAACTTTTAATGCGCTCGTTAGCTGTAAATTTTACGAAATCTTTCGCAGGGTTAAAGTCACTTATTCCAGCGAAACGTGTGGGTTCGAAACCGTCGAAACATTAAACATCCCACCTATTTTGGCGGGGCCTATTTCCGAAGGTTTATGTTCTTATAGTGATATTTACGTCTTAACGTTAAATGATTTTCTAAACATGAATGAAATTTTAACCGTCAAAAACGAAAACCTAAGGCGGGCGAAAAAGGCGGCGGATAATGGCTAGAACGATTATAGATGAACTGGTCACCCTTGTTAGTTTTGAAAACGATTCTAAAGGTTTAGACGAAGCCACTAATTCAATTGCCGATTTTAAATTTGGGGCGTTAGCATTGCTTGCCCCCGTTGCCGCATTGTTATCCGGTAAGTTTTTCATTGAATCAATGGCTGAAAATGTTGATGTAATGGTTCAATTTGCAGATACTACAGGCGTCGCAATTGAAGCTTTACAAGACCTTGAATTTGCCGCCGAACAGCAAGGCGGTTCTATAGACGGTTTACGATCTTCTATTGAAAATTTATCTAAAAAAACAGGTGAGGCTTTCACTTTTGGTACTGGTGACGCGGTTGATATCTTCAATCAATTGGGTATTTCCCTTGTCGGTGTGGGGGGTGGTTTAAAATCAGCTACGGATTTAATGTTAGAGTTAAATAAAGCCTTCCAAACTCTTTCTCGTGGTGAACAACTTAGCATCGCCGCAAAATTGGGCATCGATACGGGAACCACACGCTTATTACAATTAAATACTTCTGAATTAAATAAACTAATCCGGGCTAGTAGAGACGCCGGGCGTGTGACTACTGAGCAAGCCTTAGCCGCGTCAAAACTTAATAAAGAATTGGTCCGCTCAAATTCTGTTTTTGAACGAAATTTAACACAAATCGCACTAGCCGTTATTCCTATTTATAATAAATTTAATGAAGTTCTTGAAGACGTGATTGAGTTTGTTAAGGATAATTCCCAATTCTTCATAATTTTAGGTACGACGTTAGGTGTGTTATCGACGGCGGCGGTTTTAGCTTCGACGGCGTTCGGTGGTTTGGCTGATAGTATTATAAGGTCAACACTGGCTTTTTTAGGTAGTCCAACGGGTTTAATATTAGCGGCATTTTTAGCAACCGCCGCCGCAATAGCTTTGCTTGTTGATGATGTGATAACATTCTTTAGAGGTGGACGGTCATTGATTGAGCCGTTTGCTAAAGACATTAAGGAAGTCATGGAAGGGATTTTCGGCGAAGAAATCACGGCAAATATGGTTAAACGTCTTCGTGACCTTATTACAAATTTTAGTACGTTGTCGGGTGGGGAAATTGTAACCTCAATTATTGATATTTTAACCCTTGCTGTTGATCCTCTTGTAGCTAAAGTTAAAGAAGGTTTGGATTCGGTTTTTGGTGAAGGTTTCACAGATGATTTAATTGTACGATTTGAAGACGCGCAATTAACCGATTTAATTAAGGTCATGGGTATACTTGCCGCCGTTATAATCACAACATCGGAGCTTAGTATTGGAGCTAAAGCGTTAGCGTTAATCGCGTTAGATAAGGCGGTTGATGAGGCTGTTGGCTTTTTTACCCCTGAACCTGGTCCTCAATTTGGTCCCCAAGCCCCGCCTCAATTTGGCCCTCAGTTTATCCCTGAAACTAATGAGAGAGATTTTTTTGGTAAAACGTTTGATTTCTTATTTGAAAATGTTGAAAAACCGCTACAAAATTTCTTCAAAGATGTGGAATTCCCAACATTTGATTTCTTCAAAGATGTGGAATTCCCAACATTTGCAAGCTTAGGGCCTATATTAACACCTCAACCTAACACGATCACAAGATTGATTACATTACCCAGCGTAACGGTCAATATTGACGCCCCTGGGGCTAATGGTGCTGAAATTGCAGCTACGGTAGGCAATGAACTTAAAAGGGAGCTACGGACGGCTGTAGAGGACAATGATTCGAGTATAAAACGATGACACTTGCAAATATTTTCAAAGAACAAGTTTTAGGGTTGTTTAGCAACAACACCAGAATTTTAAATATCGATACCGCCGATTTATATACCGACGAAGCCCACACTATTGAAGTCAGGAAAACCGTACACCCTGTTGAAACTGGTTCATCCATAAGTGATAATGTTGTGGTCATGCCCCAACGGTTAAAAATGAAAGGGTATGTTTCAAACTTGGCACCAGTTATCCCCGGATTACTTTCGATTTCATCATCCGAAAGGGGAAGGGCCGCATGGAAAATACTTGAAGATTTAGCTAATAAAAGAGAATTGGTTGATATCGACACCGTGTTAACAAGGCATGTTGGGTTTTTAATTACAAATGTGCAAGCCTTAAGCACTGATCAAACAGGGTCGGCTTTAGAATTTATTATTGAATTTGAAGAATTTTTATTTGCCGACTCTCAATCAACGACCTTATCCGCATTTAATTTAGCTGATAATATTAGAAACAAAGCGGGGCAAATTGAAGCGGGTATTAAACAAGCAATTCAGGTTCCCGCCAGTGTTGCGGTTAGAATTATAAATAAAATAACTTCATTTTTTGGAGGGTAGTGAATAATGCAATTAGTCCCAGTAACCAACGATCCTGATCAAATTTTCACAACAACGCTAGAGGGGCAAGTTGTCCGCGTTCATTTAAGGTGGTTGGATGAAGGTCAGTCATGGTTTATATCAGTTTTGAAAACGGACAATACTATTATTTTTTCCAACACCCGCTTAAATTCAAGTACGCTGATTATAAATTTAAAACTGGTTGATTTCAATGGTGATTTTGTGGCTGTACCAACCGATACGGAGTCACTAACCCCCGGTCGCAATGCGTGGGGAGAAACCCACCAGTTGTATTTTTTAACAAAAGATGAAGCTACCGAGGTGTTAGATGCAATTATCTCAGCGAATATTTGAAGTTATTATTGACGGAAGAGAAATATCCGGACTTCAAATGAAATTTGAAATTAGTAAATTATCTTTAGGTACTCTTCAACAAGGTTTTGTGAGTATATTTAATTTATCCGACGCTACTGATACATTCATTAAAGAACGGGGTCAACGCATTCAAATTGTCGCAGGATATGAGGGGTTATCTGGTTTAATTTTTGATGGTGATATCAGGTCGATTTTGCGTACACGAGAAAATTTAGACCGTGTGACTACGATCCGCATTGGTGGTAACGTTACGAGATTAACGCGAGCGCGGTTTGTAAAATCATATAAAGGTAATGTCTCGATTAAGCAAATAATCATCGACGCTCTGCCAACCTTTGTTGGGGTATCATTTAACAATACCGAAATATTACCTGACATACAAAAATCTGATTTTGCATACGCTGACCGGACGTTAGATTTATTAACAAAATTGTTAATCCCGAACGGCGTTTCATGGTATGAGGATTTGGGAATTATATCGTTTTTCAAAATTGATGAAACAACACCTGTAGAAAACGCTTTTGTGATTTCCCCCACATCGGGTTTAATAGGTGTGCCCGGCTTAACTCAAATTCCTTTAGACCCTTCAAAAAAACCAGGTGTTAAATTTATCAGTCTTTTAAATCCGTTCTTGACTAATCAATCTATTGTGAAATTAGAAACTAGTGTTAAGTTTTTATCGGGTGGCGGGCGCGACCAGAACTTAAGGGCGGGTGAAACATCCGGTTTTTACAAATTAACTTCTGTAAAACACCAAGGCGAAACCCGTGGTAATTCGTTCTATACTATTTGTGAAGGGCTTGCGGTATGACAAATTTAAGCAATGAACAACAATATGAAAATTTAAGTGAAGTATTGGATTTTATATTTGAGCAACGTTTTAAATCTTTGTATACATGCTTACCTGGGGTGATTGTCTCATATGATGCCGTAACAAAACGGGCACTCGTTCAACCAGCGTTAAGACGTGTTTTAACAGATGACACGGAAGAACTTTTACCTGAAATTGCAAACGTGCCCGTTTGTTTTCCTACAGGTGGTGGGTTTTCTTTATTGTTCCCAGTGAAAAAAGACGATACTTGCTTACTGCTTTTCTCACAACGAGGTATCGAAAATTTTAAACAAACATATGAAGTTGAGAATCCTGATGAGGGCTTACTTGATTTAAATGACGCAATAGCTATAATGGGTTTTGGTCCACTTACTTTAACACCCGCTAGTGAAACTGGGACCGCTTTGCAAAGTGATGACGGGACTGAGTTTATATCTGTTGAGACGGGTAAAATTACTATAAAGTCAACCGTTCAAGTGATTGTAAATGCAGTGAATGTTGAAGTAAATGCAACCGCTAAAACAACTGTAAATGCGTTAGATGTTGAAGTAAACGCAATCGATAAAGTGACTGTGACCACTAAAGAAGTTTTAATAAAGGCGGATAATACTACGATAGATGGGAATTTGAAAGTGATAAACGGCGACATAACACACGAAGGCGTTAAAGTCGGCAAGGATCACCTACATTCAAATGTAGCGGTGGGTACGGCCTCATCAGGTCCGGTGGTTCCATAATGACAAAAACATTCTCACAAGGGGTTGATACTCAAGATTTAGAACTAGACCGATTTGGTAATTTAAAAATCGTTACAGATTTGGAGGGTTTAAAGCAGAAAGTCACATCACGCTTAAGATTGTTTAAAGAAGAGTGGTTTTTAGATACGTCGCGCGGGCTGCCATATTTGCAAGAAATACTCACAAAAGGGGTAGAAGAAGGGAAAATCGTAGGTCTGATATCTAGTGAAATTTTAAAAGAACCTAGTGTAACAAGCGTGATTAATGTTAGCACTGTAATTGATAGGCGCGACCGTTTGTTTAATTATTCCGCTACTGTTTTAAGTGAATTTGGAAATTTTGAGGTGAGTGTATAATGGCTGAAATTACCCCACAAGGTGTTATCGGGAAAACGTTATCCGAATATAAAACGAATCGTGAACAAGATTTTAAAGATGTTTTCGGCGATGATTTGAACGTTGACCCTGAAACCCCACAAGGTCAAATAATTGGTATCGAGGCACAGGCTTTATCTGAGGCCGATGACAGTGTGGTTAATGTTGCAAATCTTTTAGATATTTTTAAAGCGCAAGGTCAACAGCTTGACGATTTACTTTCATTACTGGGGTTTAAACGGGGTGCCGCCTCACAAACAATTGTGAACGTGGTTTTAACTGGCGTTCCCGCCTCACTAATACCGTCCGGCTCTAAGTGCAAAACAACAACTGGCGATTTATTTATAATCTTAAATGACGTTGTTTTAGATGGCACGGGCAATGCTGTAGGGGTGGCGCAATCTATTGAATTTGGGCCTATTGCCGTGCCTGTTAACACCTTAACATCTATTGTCGATTTAGTCCCTGGCTGGGAAACCATTGATAACACGGTTGTCGGCGCACCTGGTGAAGATCAAGAACCCGATGCAGATTATTTACGGCGTTATTTAAGATCGTTATCAATCAATGCACGATCCCCGCTTGATGCGGTTCGGGCTGCGGTGCTAAATGTACCTAGTGTGATAAATGGTAATTTTGCTGAAAATGATACGGGTTCAAATATTGTCGTAGATGGACAAACTTTAATTCCAAATTCAATCGGTGTGGCCGTACAGGGTGGTGATAACGTGGCAGTAGCAACGGCTATCCAACGTTCTAAAACACTCGGAACAGCTACCCAAGGCAATATAACGGAATCTGTCCCTCAATTAACGGGGTTAGGTGCTAACGGACCAACAATTGATATTTCTTTTTTCTCAGTCTCGTTTGTGGTCATTAACATAACTTTAGATATCACTACAGGACCGGACTTTCCATTGAGCGGCATTGATGACATTAAAGACGCAATTGTAAAATATTTTGCTGGTGGATTTCCTGAAACCGATACAGGTGTTTTTGAAACTGATGGGATTCAAATAGGTGAAGACGTATCGAAGTCAAGATTATTTACCCCAGTTAACAGCGTACAAGGTCATGTGGTTAACACCTTTGTTTTAGACGGTGGTGCTGGTTCCGTGGAAATTGTCCCGATTGACTTCACCGAACGCGCTACCGTTATTCTTGCTAACATTGTAATCACGGTGACCTAATGGCGTTAGATTGTAAAAAATTAATAATATCACAATACCAAAATTCTCCAAAATTAGCGGGTTTAATTGAGTCGTTTTGTGATATTGTTCAGATAGATTTAATTGACACCATCGACCAGTTAAAATTAGAAATGACTGTTGCAAAGGCTAGTGGTTTTTTTCTTGATTTAATTGGTGAAAGGTTAGATTTAAAAAGACCTGGTGTCGATACAACTGCAGTGCAGTTTGTACCTCCGGGCGGTGCTTTTGGTTTTGATGGGCAAAGTGATTCAGTCGGTTTTGATCAGGAACCGTTTGTCGAAGTAGGATTTTTCGGTGGTTTTGTACCCGTTGCTGATGATATATATCGAAAATATTTAATATCACGTGCGGGTGGTTTCTTAACAAACGGGTCACAACCTGATTTATCAGATGTTGTGGCGACGGCGTTTGGTGATGCTATATATTTAGACGGTCAAGATATGACTTGTATTATCGTTATATCGGGTTCAACATTGGACACTATTTTATTAGCTACTGAAACGGGCTTGATTCCTAAACCAGCGGGTGTTAGGATTAAAAAAATAAAGGTCGTGCATCCCGAAGGTGCTTTTGGTTTTGATGGGCAAAGTGATTCAGTCGGTTTTGATCAGGCCCCTTTTGTCGGAGTTATATAAATGGTTAGAAACGTATTAGGTGAAGTAACAGAGATTTGGGCTGTCTCAGGGGATACCGTTGTACCGCCTGTGACATTTCAAAACGGGTGGAATATTGTATATTCTCAATCCGGTGGTTTGAAACCCGAACGCACTAGTTTTAATTTTTTATTTCGTCAATTATACGCTATGGGTTTGGATGTATCACAATTTGGCGGTGCTTTACCTTATTCAGCAACCATTGATTTTAAAGTTGATGCGTTTGTGACATTTTCAAATAACGCCTACATTTGTATTCAAGCTAACGGACCGACGACAGCCGTTAAGGCCCCTACTGATATTGCATTTTGGAAACAAGTCACTAATGATAATTTTTATATCAATGCTTCCGGCGTCACGCTTGACCTAGCTGGTGGTGATATTGATGAAGTTGGTACAATAAGTGGTGTGGGATCAACTCCGTTAGTCATAGGGTCGGATACCAATACCACTGGTGCCGTAAGGGAAAATCCGACTTCATCAATTAATACACTGCATAAAGCCGTTAGTGTGGCTGCATCTTCAACTACTGTAATTTTAACCCTTGATCAAACTCAATATCAATTTAAAGCGGGGGGTCGGATACTTGTGATATTGGAAGATGTGGGGTCTCCAAATGACGGCGTAGCAACTTTTGAGTTGGGTCTAGCGGCTGAAACCTTACAACCAGACAGTGCGGTGACTACTGCTTTAACGACATTAAATGAAGTTACAGTGGGTACAACTGGTGTAACATTTTCAGTAACAAGTACTAAAACAGGTGGTGTCTTAAATGGTCAAGTGTTGGTTAATATTATAACGGGTGCTAACAGGGCCGGAACAGCAAAAATAAGATATGACGGGTTTACAAGGGGTAATATATCATGAAGAAACTAAGTATGTTAGAGATTCCAAAGAACGCTAGTCATTTCTGTTTAATGGTTGCGGATGCGTCTTTACATATTGAATCAAAAGAAAAACAAATAACTGTTTTAGTTCTTAGAAAAGATGTTTATTCTAGGTTTTGGTCAGCGGTGAAAACTGCTCACCCTGATTTAACTTTTGAAAATTGGGACGGTGAAAACTGGAAACAGGCCGTTGATGTTATTAAATGCATTGATGATTGCGTTTCTGATATCAACAACGGTATTATTGATTTTCATTTTAAACCACAAACAGATTTCTTTAAAGACGTAAAAGATTTCGATTACGTTCTATTTTTAGAAGATAATTTATCCGATGAAATTGTTAAAATTTCAAACGAGAATGAAATTGAATTTATAGAAAACTTCACACCAGCGACGCCCCACGGTCATGTAATACCTTATAAGTCCCCTTCTTCAAAGGATGTGGAAGCAATTGAATATATAAAAACATTGGGGATTGTTGAAGAGTTACATAGTGTTGATATTTCTTTAATTGCTAAATTAATAAAGGCTTAATTATGATGTACGCATATAAAGTAAATAATGAAGTAATTTTTAAAATAAAGAAACCTTCTAAAAAAATAAAATTTATTGAGTTGTCGAATGAGGATCACTCAGACATAAGACGGAAGGTAAATGATGGTTATCGACTTGATATTGTGGATAATGAGGTGGTGTTTATTGCTGCCACAACAGAAAATGAATTAACCCGTGATGATATCGACGGTAAGATTAAAGATATTTTAGTTCTTACAAAGGACTCGGTTACCGTACCCGATTACAAAATTGATGGTGTGACTATTACGCAAGAACAAATTGATGATATGATTCGATATCGTCGTAAAGTCTGGACAGTTGGAAGAGATTTTGATAAATCTGAATCAGTTGTGTGGCCGAAACCCCCATTTAAGGTAGATAAATAATGTCAGAAACAATTACAATAGACCTTCCAGGTAATGTGTTTACAAACATATCACAATCTTTTCAGGGCGGTGACGGTGTTGAGCATTTGATTCAAAATATAAGCGGCCCTAAGATTGAGTTTATTGAGCGTTTAATTGCTAATGTTCCAACCTCAACTAATGATAACCGTCAAGTTAGAGTTCCAACATTGGGATCGCTTGTTGCTAAAAATAAGGTAGGTCAAATTACTTATGCGCGTCCTCTTTCAACCGCCCCTGGAATAATTGTAATTTCTGAAAGATCATAATCATGAGTCTTACCCTTATAGATGCCGTAAGTTTAACAAGTGGTGTTGGCGGGTCAACTATCGTGGCGACGGATGCAACGATTACAGGTGATGGTACGCTGGGTGACCCTTTATCGATTTTAACCACATCATCTAGTTTTGCCCATTTTTCCCAAGAGGGAAATATGGCTGAAACCGTTCTCGTTTCACAAAATGTATTTGAAAATATTAATTGTTTATTAACGGGTCAGCTTCTTTCAAACTTTACTGTATTGAATAACACGATTACATACATAGGGGTTTCCCCCATCAATGTAGAAATTGCCGTATCTATTTCAGTTAAACCAAGTGGTAATAAAAAAGATTCATTTTTTGTAAAAGCATTTAAAAATGGTTCAATAGCTTTAAACGGAAGATCACAATGCCAGATTAAAGTTCAAGAAACGACTAGCAACCTCATTATACCATCACCGTTCTTTACGGTCGCAAGTTTAGTGCAAAATGATACAATTGATCTAAAGATAGCAAATGGAATTAACGGCACTAATGTTATAGCGAATGAACTTTCAGGGATAATTAAAACTATTTAAAT